TCAGAGTTAAGATTTAAATAGCGATCAGAGGAAGTTTTATTAGAATTATTAACAATAACAGAAGTTCCGGAAGAGGGATTAACTACGGTAGGATTATCATCAGGATTTGAAGATTTGACACCACCGGCAAGTATAATATTAGAAGACAAATCAGTACGAAGATAAGAAGGCAAAACAGCTACCGAACCATACTGGGAAGCAGGGAGTACACCCATAAACATATCCTTAGGATAATTAGCATAACGAAGTTTAAACCATTCCTGAGAAAGATCAGAAATTTGAGCGCCATTCCAATAATCCAAATTGTAAGAATAAGCTAAATGTTTCTCCCATTGAGAATTGCTAAAGGAATCAAAATAAATTTTCTGATAGCACAATAACGGAAGAAGATTAACAGCTACAGGACTCTTGTACAACAATGGATTCAAATTATCACTCATAGACTTAATACCAGTATAAGCCTCAGTAATAACAGCTTTCTTGGCATTAGAAGCGTCAAGGAAAGAACCGTAATTCAGATAATCCAATAATTTACAAGCACCATAGAACCACGGGATATTAGCATCATCAAGAGTAGAAGGAGCTAAAGCCATCCAATCATTAATAGTTTTAGTCGTGGTAAATGGGACTTTAGTAAGTTGTGCAGTATTACTACCAACAGAAGCAGCAGAAGTCATATAATCAGACATCTGAGTAAATGCCTGAGGAAGTGCACGAGAAATCAAGCGCAACGGCACAGCATAAAAGTCATAGTATTCCTTAATACGGGTATAAGCAGCCGTATTAACAGGCACAGTACGCGTAAACCAATCCGAAGAGATACGATACTTATTACCAGGAATGGCAATTTGCCAATAGACAGGAAGAATTTCTCCAACCTTAGCAGAGAATAGCTTCTTCGAACTTAAATCAAATGAGGATCGATGAGTAGGAATCTTAGCACGATCCAATGGGTTAAAATCACTCATAATTAATTAATAATTAAATTAGACCATACGATTAAATATATTATTAGCATCATTAAGTTTCTTATGCTTAATCATGTCACGACAAAATGTTGCACTACGGTACCTGAGTTGCTCAAGAAGATGAACCGTCTCACGTGAAATATCCGACAAGACATCCGTCTCGCACCCGTTCTGAGGCAACGCAAACATACAATCTGATATTTCCGGGAACCAGGAACGGAGAGCATATGTATCTCGTAAACTTTCATAATTTTTTTTCGTCTCATACTCTATTCCCGTTTTAATGATAAAGCTAATACGACCGGAGTAAGCACTAATATCAGAACCGAAGAGAGGGAGATGCCAATTACGGAAGAATTTATGGACATATAAGAACAGCCTATACAGTTTATTAATATAAGATTCAATATCGACATCACTAGAGCAGTTAACAAACCTAGTAAGACACCGAGAAGCATGTAATATAATTTTGTCATCATCAGCAAGAATAGAATTAACCTTAAGATATTTATAATAGGTACGAACAAGATCTAGAATTGAATCCTGTTTGTAGTCGATGAAGCCGAACCTTGCAATTCTTTGAGGCGTTCGGTGTACAGCGAGAAGAATTCGAGCAATCGAAGTACTATCATCATTGCGAACAGACGAGAATCGGGGCAATAAGGTACGGATATACGACATGGGTGGAGTTGACCGAACACTGAGGCCGTTGAAGTTATAGACTCTTCCGTTAACGACAGAATCGATTTTTTGCTCAATTTGCGCATAAGGGTCTTCGTCTTCAACGTAATCGCAGCCTTTTTCAAAAAATCCAACGGATGCTCTCGATTTGGGTCTAAACGCGCGGCATGAGCGATATAGGAGGGGAGCAGAGCACAAGCTGTTAACGTAACTCGCAACGTACGACGAAGCTCCACCAGTGGAACGCTGGAAATCTGAACGACCGAGTGTCCAACTCTTATCGTGACAGTATCGTAAAACCTTGGCGACTTCGTCCGAGTTTGTGCATAATACGAGATGAAAATGCGGGCGGAAATGGACGGGTCCGTACTCACCCACAGCGTAGAAATGTAACGTTTCATATTTTCCTAGTTGTTTATACAAATGTTTACGTAAGCGTTTAATATAATTCTGGACATCAACATAGTTCAAGAAGGGAATAAGATTATCACGACCATATTGTTCAGAAACGGGATAATCCGTCTTGTCAACGGCTTGCGTCTTAGCGATAAAACTACGAATAGCGTCCATACTAAGAAACCAATTATCCTGAACAGGAGAGTACTCCTTGGTTTCACGGTCAAACGGCACAGTACCTTGAACTTGTTCGAAAAATATATGACGCAACATGGAGTTATCATCACATCGATACTCGGAAACAGGGATATATTGATGATGCTCATGTCCAAAATGAATATCTCCTGAAATACCTACGGCATCCTCATATTCACTTTGCAAAACCTTACAATACATAAGAGGAATATGCTCATTGTCAAAAGTAAGAGTTACAAAAAAGGAATACTTGAAAGCACTTCCAGCGGTCTTCACGCGCATGGACGCCTTTTTAGCCTTCCTATGAATACAATAATCGCATTGACCACAGTCCACGGCAATGCGTGCACCAGTATATTTATTCGTAATAAACGAACGATGCTGACAATGATCAACAGCCTTAAGCAGATCAGGAGAAAATTTCATAACTATTTACGTTTGTCAATCACCTGGCGACGATTACGAGCACCAAATGAAATATGAATAAATGTAGGATACAGTATTAACTGATCAAACACATGAACACCATCCGAAAAACTATGAATATATTCAAGTAACCGGTTATAAGTAGTAGAACCATAAGGTTTTATATCAATAGCCTCTCCAAACAAATGCTGAGATTTAGGTGCACCACCGGAAGCCTCATTCTGTTCGGGAGTACGACGAGCACTAGTTATCGTAAAATGCACATTAGAAAGCAGCAAGTGCTCAAGAAAATGCATGAGAGTATAATTCATAATCCGATGGCATTAAGAATATAACCTAGAGCGGCGGAAACAGCACCAATCACAATTTTCCAAATATTACTACTTTTCATCACGGCAAGTTTTAAGTTCAACAAAATCACTCTCTTCTTTAATCGAATCCACAATAACAATAAGACCCAACGAAGAAACTCGTTCAGAATAATTTCCAAAACCATCGAGAGAATTAACGATATAAGGCGGAAGAACATCACGACCACTAGTTTTTTCTTTGACTGAAATAATGAATTTTTGCATAATTGTAAAATGTTTAAAATGTTAATAACAGTTGTAACTTCTAACTGGGGGCAAATATACGAACTATTTTTATAATTCCAAAAGAAATCTATTTTTTCAGGTTCTACCGTAGGGTGTGAGTTGTGCGTTTATGGACAAGAGAGGGGCGAAACCGAGAGGATAACTCGGGTTTTCCTTCGGACACAACTAGGGGCTTCGCTTAATTAACAAGTGGATGTATACAGAGGTGTATAGACACGGCAGGTCAGATAGAACCTGCCTTTGCGCGCCTTCGCGCTAAAATACCGGAGCGGGGCGCTCCTATAAGGAAGTCGCTCCGCTCCATTTTTAGATCAGGCCCTACGCGGGCGGCGGGTGTATATCGCTCAAACGCCGCGATGGGCTTCTAGTCCTGAAGAATGTTTACCGACCATTATAAATAGTAGTATTACGAGGTCCATAATCATTACGAAAAATCTGAGCACCGGGGCGCATAGCTCCGATTATATTACCAGCACCTTGGACAATACGGACGCCGTAGTCAATAGCGTTACGTAAGCCATAAGACTTAGTTTCCTTCTGTTTCTCCTTAGCAGACCATCTATAATAATCACGCAAAGCTTCATCTTGCTGAAGCTTGCCTTTCTTAATAGCATTTATATTTTTAAAATCCCAAGAAGAAGATAGGCCAGAAGCACGATTAGCATGAATATTAGCGTAGATAAGAGAATCAGCAGTCTCTTCAGCTACCCTGTTCTGAATCTTAAGGCCATTAGTCTCAACAGATAGCTTAACAGCTTTGGCCATCTCAGTTTTATACTGTGCCTCAGTAAGAGCACCTTGTGCATACAAATTAGCCAAAGTTTGACCTTTAATAAACAAATCAGCCTGCTGTTGCTCGTCAAGGTACTTATTCAATACCTGTTGGGCCTCAGAATCAAGTAAAATCTGTGCCTCTTGAGCCGACGTAAGACGACCTGCAAACTCCATATTCTTAAGTTCCTGATACTCCTTAGACTGATCCAACAGAGCAGAACGTCTACCAGTAGAAGAATTCCAATAACCTGACTGGCCAATACCAATATTACGATAATTCGTATCACCGAGAATCTGTTGCATCTTATACGGAGTAAGAGAAGCATTCTGTTCAGCGTTAATCATAGCAGCACGAGCCTGAGCCATAGAAGCAAGAGAAGAACCAACATCAGAAAAGTCGGGGCGAAATGCCTGAAGACTAGGAGAAGTAGCAGCAGAAGCAGCAACACCACCTGAGGCAGGAGATTTAGAAACACCAGCACCAACAGAAGAACCAATATATGGATTAAGACCACGAGATACCATAGCCGATGGGCTGTTATACTCATTATTCTTGTCCCACATAGATTCCTGCCAATTACGCTGTTTCTCAGCTTCGGCAGCATTGAAAGCATTATTCTCACGGTTAATCTGTAAATTAGTATCGTTCACTTTATTCTGAGAAGCAGAACCAATAGCATTGCCAGCAAGAGATGCACCAGCAGCAATAATACCACCAAGCACAAGCGGAGCAATATGTTTTTCAGAGTGCCCCATTAAGGGGCTCTCTCCAATATCGTAGAATCTCATTGAACAGAAGAGTCAGGGGCGGACGACGAATCGGGCGCTGACTGTTGCTCTGCCAACATTGCTTCGGCATAGGCCGTTAATTCGGATTTCTGACTAGCCAATTCTTTCAGAACTGCCTGCCGTTCCGACATTGTCTGGCAATGACGCGAGATAACACAATTAAAGCGTTCCTCATCAGTCATATTATCCATCAAAGTAGACTGAGTAGGATGCATCTGGGCAAGAATGTTATTCACATTCATATCACCAAGCAAACGTCGATACTTCTCTTGGTTAAGAAGAATGGAAGTTATATCATTCTGAATAAATGAACCATCTTCCAATTCATCAAACTGAACTGAATCAAATACAGATTCCTGATACACGGGATGACCTTCTACATCAGTAGGGATACCAATAGGGTCATCATCAATCTGAGTGGGATAAGCAAAATCTCTCATAATCAATCATTTTAATAAGGTAAACCATTACGATCCAAGTTTTGCACAGCATACACTTGGAAATTAACATTACAAAGCAACTGATCCTGTGCGACAGAATAAGAAGACGTAGTAACCTGAGGCAGAAAAATAGAATTAAGCTGTTGGGGGAACACCTTCATAGACTTATAATTCCAAGCACCAGTTCGTGTCAATAGATTCTCACCACCAAGAGGTGCAGCCCAAGCCTGATAAGCCAATTGAGGTCGAAGAGCGCCATTCACACGATCAATATCAGACTTCCATTGCCAATAACGAAGATTATAGCCAATATTAGAAGTATTCGAACTAGACATATTTTTGCTATTACACAGAGCAGTAACAGGAACAGGTTGCATACCTAACTGATCAAATGCAGGTTGAGGGAAATCACTAATATTAGTACATAACAACTGAGGCGATTGTCCAGTAGAAGCCCAATCAAGCAATGGAACAGCATGGTAAACACACATAATTACACAATGTTCAGCTCCACAGTCATATGTGATCTGATGACCAGAATTAGAACCAACACCTTTACCAGCGATACTAGCCTGTGAACTATCGGTATCAAGGTTAGTATTCACAACCTCATTAATATTAATAACAGAACTCCATCCACCAATATAATGGGAATGATTACCCATATATTCGGGAGCCTTAATACCAAACTGAGCGGCCATCTGATCCGAATAATCCTTACTAGAGAATTGGACTACTTCTTTCCAGCGCTGAAGATATTCAGTTGCACGAATTGAGAGAGCAGATAAATCAGAGTTAAGATTTAAATAGCGATCAGAGGAAGTTTTATTAGAATTATTAACAA